CCTGTGCCGTGCTGCGCTTGGCCTGGTCCTTGACGATATGTATTAGTGATCAACATACTAGGATATTTTGCTTTGATAGGCTCGAGAACATTTAATGCTAACGCCGCTAGGTTGTTTACGATATTTTGAACAGGCAATCCTCTTACATTATCTGCCAGCTGAGGAATAGTTCGAGGAAATGTGACGTTTTTTATCGCTTGGCCAAGTGTAAATCCGTTAGGAGTTAATTTTGTGGCATAGGTAAGATCACCGGTAACTGCTGCAACATCACGTCCCGGAACTGGGGGAGATGGAGGTGTTCCCGGTCCCTTAGGTGTAGGTGTAGTTGTAAGTTCTTTATGTTTTTCCGCAGTGATTCTACCTTCTGCTAAAAATCTATCTGCCTCTATCTTTCCCGCAGTGTTGTCGTCATCGCCTTCTACATTCTGTACAGCCTGCGCAACTGTGACTCTCGGCACTGAGGTAGCTGCGAAAGTTCCGGGAACTGTGGCAGCATTGTAGAGTGCAATTTCCACACCGTTGGCATAAACATTAAACGGATTATATAGAGGTTCTTGACGACTTAGTGTTCCAGCCGCATGATTGTGTGGTACAAGGTTCGGTCCAGTAACGCTACTGGAGCCAGAACCTGCGGAAGTTGACTGCGGAGTGGGGTTGGTGGCCATGCTTTTATTTAAGCCATTGCTATCCCAGTGGTCTGTTGTATGAACTGGTCAGCAAATGATTTATCTGTGGCTTCTACCACAGCTACTACACCTTTGGCTATTCTAACTTCTTTGCTGGGATCCACAGTAAACAGATAAGGCATCAACGCTGGCCCTTTTGGACTCATGGCAATCACCATAGGATGAGACAGTTTATAGTGCATGACCTGATCATCTACTAATTTTGCTACCAATTCTTCGCCGCTGGTAAGTTTCAGTGTGACTACTTCGCCCACTGCAACTCCTTTGTCTATCAACATCATAATTTTCCTTTGCCGAATCCGCCGGCTGTTTGTTCTAAATAAGTTCTAAGTTCTGTGAACCCGCCAATCAATTGATTGTTAATAAAAATCTGAGGAACTGTGCGAGCTGTGGGCACAGCTTCTAAAAGTTCTTCTCTAGTGTAGCCGTCACCGATCTTGCGTTCTTCATATCCAATCCCTCTTTGTGTTAGCAGGGCCTTGGCCTGATCACAATAGGGACAATTATACTTACTCCATACCACTGCGGTCATTTTGATTTCCTTACAGTATCTACTTTGATAATACACGGTGAGTCGATGCGGTCTGACGTAGCTTTGATGCTGACAGCCCATGAGTGCATTTTAGCTGACAACCAATCTAAAAATTGCACTCTCAGACAGCGATTCTTTTCTTCAATTTTTTGGAATTTGTCCATAACATTATAAATGGCACGGAAATCTTCGGATTCTCGTATTTTGGTATTAGGGGTATACATATTGTTTCCTTTATTAACCTGTGTACACAATGCCGCCATTCTTGTCTGTGACTCTGACCAGCAGCATGCCTTTGTTTTTATAACTCAGTGCTGCTGCTATGGCAGATTGTTCGCTGCCATAGTGACCTATAGTAGTCCAAGATTCGTAAGGATTGCTTCTTTTAAATTGTGCTTTGTACATGGTTTATTATATAGCTGGCAGAGCATCATAGTCAAGATTTTCTCCCATGACTCCGATAACATAGTTGGTGCTTTCACTTTCTTGTAGAGCTGTTTGTTTTTTGCTGGTATCTGAATGTTTATTGAACCAAGGAATCGGAGTACTCCTCACTGAAGTATTCCAATATTTGATGCCAATATCTTTCAGTGCCGCTACAGCAGTGTAGTCCACAAATTCTTTGAGAATGTTAGCGTTAAGTCCAATCACCGGACCTTTCTTAAACAAATAGTCTGCCCAGGCCTTTTCTTCAGCAATCACATCTTTGTAGAGTTCGATAACTTCAGCTTCGCATTCTTTGGCAGCAATGACAAATCTCTGATCTTCTTTGATCACTTGATTGATTAAGAAAGCAGTCCAGCCCTTGTGTAATAGTTCGTCTTGCAGGATCAGGCTGATGATATTGCCGTTGCCAATGAAAATCTTGTTCTCTACCATTGCTAGGCTTGTGGCAAATGACACCATAAAACGGAATGCTTCTAAGGCATAGCTGGCGTGCAACGCCATCCAGATTGCCTTGATGTGTTCTTTCTCCGTAACTTCCAAGCCAAGTTCTTTACGACAATTAATTTGATGTAGATTGTCGTAATAGTTGCCTACACTAGAAGCCATACCAACTATCTCAGCTGTGTCGTGGATGGTGTTAAACACCTCCTTGGGCACATTGTAGATGTTGCGTATGATGTGACTATAGCTTTTTGAATGTATGTTGGTTTCGTAGAAGGTCCAGTTGTAGACCAACGCTTCCAGTTCTGGAAGACTGATCACAGGCGTGAAAATCTGGCTAGGTCCTCTACCTTGCAAACTATCTAATGCTGTCTGACGCAGTAGATTACTAGTGAAGATATGTTTTACAGCATCAGATGCTTCTTTGAAATCATTGGCATCTTTGCTTAGACTGATTTCTTCAGGTTGCCAAAAGAAGCCACGTGCTGTTGCTTCAAAGTCTGCGATCTTCTTATACTTGACTTCTTCAAACCGTTGAATAGTAACTGGGCCAGCTGGGTCTAAAAACATCTTGCGATTGAGATAGTCTGTTTTCTGTGTTAGGTTGTATTGTTGTTTACTCATTTGTTGTGTCGTATGTTTGTTGAAAGATATCTTTCTTTACTGCGCCATAGTCGCTCTCGCTATGTCGTACAATGTAATCGTTGCCTTTGGTATAGTTTAGATCACCCCACGATGTGTGTAGCACACCATCATGATCTGCAAGTTTCGCTATCTTGGGAATCTTCTTAGGTGTAGCGATACCGTTTCCTTGATCGTCTTTGAGGTTGTTGAACTTCTCTGGAGTAATAGGATACTTCTCGCCTTTTGGACCTGTCATGATATAATGTCCTGCTTCATATCGAACTGGACCTTCTAGTGTATCAACTGTTCCGGGTTCTTGGGCGATTTCATACTTTTCTTCAGCTGGCTTCTTGAAAGTCTTAAAAGCACCGTCCTTGAACCATTCGTCATCTACCGTGATAGATTCTGAAATCAAATCGATATATTCTCTCAGTGTCTTCATAGTTTACATGCCTCACAATCTTCTTCTTCTATGACTTCACGTTCGTTGTGGAATCCATTGTAGTGAACTTCTGGTGTTCGTTGTTCTTGTCTACTACCAGCCTTGTTGATCAAACTGTAGTAGAATGTTTTCAATCCCCACACATGTGCCTGCATCAAATTTCTAGCAATCAATGTGGTTGGTACCTTGCGGTCCTCAAAGTGTGCTGGGTTATAGAATGTGTTGGTACTGATACTCTGATCCACATAAGCTGCTAGTACTGCTGCTGTTTTAATATAACCGTCGCAGTCTTTCTGTTCCCACATCAGCTGATATTTGTATTTCAATCTGTTGTATTCCGGAACTACCTGTGTAAATGATCCTGCCTTTGATTCTTTGGTACTGATCAAACTCATCGGCATTTCAATACCGTTAGTTGAGTTAATAACAACACTACTGGACTCCACAGGTGCGATAGCCATTAGGGTGGCATTTCGCACACCGTACAGTTTCATTTCTTGTCGGAGTGGTTCCCAGTCAAGTTCTGGGGCAAAGTCAGTGAGTTCGTTGACTCCTCTGGCTCTTCTTTCCCAAGGGAACTGTCCTTGCCCGTATCTTGTTCTGTCGCTGTCTTTGCAACGACCTCTTTCTTTCGCCAGCTCGACCGTGGCTTCTGTAAGGTAAAAGGCCTGATGCTCCATCCATGTTTTAACTTCTGCCAATGCATCTTTGTCGCCATATTTTATTCCCCTTCTTGCATGCCAATAAGCAAGGTTAGTTACACCAATACCTAAGGGTTGAATTTCATCGTTACTGAGCTTGCTCTGGATGCTCAAGAAATCTTGATAGTCCAAAATGTTGCACAGACTACGCTGTAGTATGCGACATGCCCGGCGCATGTCTTCTGGGTTACGGAACGCACCCCAGTTGATGGATCCCAGGGTACATAACGCTATGCGTCCTGTCTCGTCGTCTAGTCTCTTAAATGGACGAGTTGGTAATAAGATCTCACAGCACAAGTTACTTTGATAGATTGTATGATATTCTGGGTCAAACGGACCCTGCTCCATAACATTATCAATAAACACCAAATAGATGCGACCTGTGTCTGTACGCTCCTTGAGTATGCCAGATCTGAATACTTCTTCAGCTGACATTGTTTTCTTACGCAAGTCTTTACGTTTTTCGTACTTTACATATAGCTCTTCAAACCTCTGTGTGTTTTTATAAAATGCTTCGTATAAATCCGGAACTTCGTTGGGATCAAAGAATGTGATGTTCTCTTTGTTCTTAAACCTTCTCCAGAAGAAAGCACTCAGCACAACACCGTAATCCATGTGTCGCACTCGTGTTTCTTCTGTGCCTTGATTGTTCTTTAGAACAATAAGATCATCAAACTGTAGATGCCATATAGGATAGAATACAGTAGCTGATGCATTACGTATTCCACCTTGCGAACATGAACGTAAATCACCAAACCACTTCTTCAAAAAAGGAATCATACCCGTGTGCATGATCTCACCACCACGTATGGGACTACCTAGGCTACGAAGACGACCAACCTCCAAGCCAATGCCAGCACGTTTGCTGGCATACTTGGCCATCATCTCGCCACTAGCAAAAATGGAGTCAAGATCATCATCACTGCGAATGAGCACACAGCTACTGAACTGCTTAGTGGGAGTGCCAAGGCCAGCAAGAACAGGAGTAGCGAGAGTAAATAGACCGTCTGAAGCTGCATTGTAATATTCCTTGATCAATTTCATACGAGCCGAATTAGGCTCTTCTTTGTGAAACACCGTGGCCGCAGCAACAATGTATCGAACCTGTGGTGTTTCGTATATTTCTTTTGTTGCTCGATTCTTTACTAGATATTTTTCAATTAATTGCTCGATGGCTGCGTATGAATATTCCTCATCCTTGGCATGATCGAGCATGTCATTCATGCGGTTCCAATCGTCCTCTGAATACCATTGCAGTAATTCGTCAGTGTATAGACCAGTGGCCACATTCTTTTTAACTATATCGTAGAGGTGGGGAGGCTCGTAGCTGCCATATACATCTTTACGTAACATGCTTAGTCTCTGTTTACCTGCTACGAACTGATAGTTGGTATTACCTACGTCTGGATTTGATTCAGCATCGATTAGATCTACGATGGCTCTGAGAGTTAGTCCGTCTATGGCTTCTGTGGTAATACCGTCATAGAAATGTGGTTGTGCTTTGATTTCTATCATGCTCTGGCTGACATCTGCTATGCCTTTGCAGACTTTGGCCACCTGAGCCTGCCATTTTTCCACTGCCAGTGGTTCTTTGTTGCCATTTCTTTTGATTACTGTGATGCTCATTTATTTTTCTCTATTTTTATCGTCATGGGGTATTTATTACAGCTTGGACACAGAATAGATTGTCTTGGTATTCCATGAATCCATTCTTGATTTTTCTACTACTGCGCCGTGGTCTAGATTAAGCACATGAGCATTGTCTACTAACAGTAGATATTGTGTGGGATTTTTTTCGGTGCTCATAGACATATGTATCTCACAAACAGTGTGAGAAAACCGCTGTGTTAACTTGATAGTATACAGCATACCCAACACAAGAGCAAGATCGTCAAGACGCAGATCCAGCATCAAATGCCAAGGATCAGGCCATTCTGTGGGATTTTGGGGATCAAGGTAACTGCTGACGAACGGTGCATGTGTCCATAATTTGGCCACATCTTGTAATGGAGTTTCGCTGGTTTCTAAACTCTGTCTAAATTGTCGCCACGCTGCTAGTCTCTGAGTCCCGTGCTCATCAAACACCGTAGGCAACATCGAACGATATTGAACCAGTGATGCCAGTGGCAAGAGGATTTTTATAAGTCAACATCACAGTGTCTACGACCGATGCTGTAGAATCGTCGAGTATTGTATTACTGGATTTAGTAACGGAAAATTCAAAATTGCTCATGGTATTTCCTCCCGGTGATGTTAGATAATTTGGTGAATAGGTGAAATTGTCTGTGATGGAAACATCACTGCCGTGACTTTCAGGACTGAGGTCATCTCCGATTACTATAGTTGCAGTGCCGTATCTAGAGTGTTCTCCTAGTTTCAGACAGTAATTTATAACTGTAAACTTATTCTGAGCTGAAAATGCTGCCAGTGGAGTGAAACTGTCTGATAGATAGATCAGTGAATGATTTTTATCTACAAAACTCACACCAGCACTGTTGTATACTTCAGTAAAGGATGCTGTGGCAGACAATGATGTTACTGCTGCATCTTGTTGTCTATCACTGGTACAGGCCACAACAACGTTTCCAATCTTGTCTCCGAAGTAGACCATAACATCGTTGGGGTTCGCACTGTTGTTGGTGCCGTTGCCTACATTCTTAAACTTTGACCGTTGTATTAATGTACCTCTGCCTTGCGTAGAACGGAATGCCTGGTTGGCTATTTCTTCAAACACACAGTCGTTGACCTGCCAGCGATTACCTTGTGTGCTGACACCGTCAATGAAAATTGCTGTATCGTTGACAAAAAATTCACAGTTTTGAAATTTCACTGAGGTATCAAATGTATCAGTTTGTAGACATTTCACAGATACTGCATTTTCTTGAAACACACAGTCATCAAAGACTACATTATCTACTCTAGTGCCTATAAGATCGTTGCTCCAGAATACCGCAGCAGGTGCAGAAGACAAGGTCACTGCATCTCCCAGGGTGTACTCTCCAACGAATCTCACAGCATGAAACTTGCTGTCAGCAACTCCGCTGAGAGTAAGCTGGCCTGTGGTTCTTGATATAGTCAAGGTAGATATATTTGCATTACGTGGACGATTGGTACTGTTAAAATCTAGTAATTGTAGACCAGTGCTGGTTATAAACACTATGTTATTAACACCTATGTTTAACACTGCTCCGAGCTGTGTTTCCCCTTTGAGAATCACACCACTGGGTATCTTAAGATCACTGTTGAACAGATATTCCCCATTGGGGATCAACAGTGTCTTTTTGTAATTGTTGTTGGCGTTTCTAAACAGTTCTGTGCATGCCGTTTCAAACGCAGCTACACAGTCTGTGCTGCCATCTCCCACCGCACCAAAATCTGCAACGCTGACTGTTTCGTCTGACTTGCTCTGTAAACTGCGTGGAATGCTGAGGCTGATGGCTGTGTCATTGCTGGCAAACTGATAGCTGCCAGCAAGATCTAGAATATTATCATGTTCAGTGAGAATCTTGGTGTTGCCCACATAGGGGGCACCTTCTAACACACTGCCGTTGCCGATGAATAGTTCTTGTGAATCAACGGCCCACGCAAATTCAGCTGAACTTAACTGTGGAACGCCACTATTTGAATTCTTTTGTCCTCTGCGGACCTGTATTTTCGAGATTTGAACGACGGCCACTTTAGTATCCTCTATGCGTTATAGAGTATTTATCTGCCTAGGCTATAGTATTCCTCTACCTTGCCCAGCCACATGTCTTGATACTTGTTAAAATCGTCGGCTTTGACTTCAAACTGCTGATATTCAAATGCACGACTGCACATGAATACTATGCCTCTGCGTATGTCTGTGCCATACACTTCATTATGTGCTAATATATAGGCTACCAACTGTATGTAGTAGTCCTCAACCCAATCTGCTTTTTTAGGCTTATTGGTCTGTTTATAATCCATGACCACGGGCTCGCCTTCATACACTCCCACTAGGTCAGTTGTGCCCGAATACAGTCCCGGAAAATACAGGCTCTGTTCCATGGCCCACACTTCGTTGACTTTGCTGAGTCCGTTTTCAATGATTACATCAGCCATCTTGTTGGCCTGTATGTGTACAGGATTATTTCCGGGCTGGCGCTGGATGCCTGCTATAAATCTTTCAAGATTGCCGTGCATGGCTGTGCCTACTCCAGCAGCTTCCGTGGTGATCTGCTGTGCCTTGGCATGCCCGATCCTGTCTCGCCATTCGTTGAGATGTGTCATATCTTTGGTGGCACTTAGTATTGTGGTCACGCTGGGAAGACTTTCTCCGTCTGGAGTTCGATACACACGCTTGCGGGTCACCGGATCGTTGATCTGTTGACAGTTTTTGTATTGAATACGCTCAATGAACGGTGGGGGAGTAAAAGTTGTAGTCATTCTGTATATATTACAGGAATGATATCAGTTTGTCAAGCCTGGGCTGCTAGTTGTTGAGGAGCGGCTGATGCTGCTGCTTTGTCCACTGCGTCTTGACTGGTTTGTCCTTGTTTCACAGGTGTTTGGGTGTCTTTGTCTGTGCCTGGTACATTAAGAGTTATACCATCAGCATTGAAATCTTTGACAAGGTTCTGTATGATAGGACTAGAGTCATAGATTGATTTGAAGGTCTCATAATCAGCAGCCATTTCAAATCCGCTGTCATCTGCGATTTTTTGCAGTGTGCGCCAATTTAGTTTAGATGGTTGATTCTTAGACGCAGCTCTGCCTATGAAGTTCTTGAGAATAATCACGAACTTGTCTAGTCCCATATCAGTGTCTGCAAATTCAAAAAATCTCATCCTAGTTGCGCCAGTTGTTTTTGTAAATCTGCAAGTTCTTGTTGCTTTTGTTTAATTGTATCTTGAACCTGCTTTTTTTGATCTTGTCGTTCTTTGGCAGCAGCCGCTGCCTGAGCTGGATCCATTCCGCCGCCAGCCAACCCACTGGCCTGTGCTGCTTGCCCCACAGCCTTTGCACCCTGTGATGCCAAGTTGCCCACGGCCTTTGCACCTTGTCCTAAAGTACTTACTCCCTTGGACACTGCACTGCCAACACCTTTGGCCAGTGCACCAGCACCTCGAACAGCTCCACCAACAGCTGCCCCTATAGCTGGCAGGATTTCATCCAACTGTTGGTCGTGCTCTCTAAGGTCTTGAAGTCGCATCAGCCTGCCAACACTTTCAGTAGACTACTGCTGCGATTGATGCTTTCACGTTGTTCACGGCCTGCATCACCTAGTCCAGCTGCTGGTTCGGCTGCTGCAAATTCATCTTCGCCGCCCATCTCGTCGCCCATGTTCATAGCATCTGGTTCAGCGGCCATTTCATCACCGCCCATGTCTGTGGGCTCAGCACCTAACATATCTGCAGGCTGTTCACCGCTGGCCAAACTGCGTACACCAGTAGACAGTGTGTCACGTGTGCCTTTTAGAGTTTCTAGGGCTTGTTGAATTGCAGGTGCTACTGCTTGGATAAATGCTTTACTTTGTTCTTGTCCCATCTCGTCACGGATACTGTCACCTAGTTGTAGTAGTGTGTCATTTTCCATACCGCTGAGTTCTTCAATCCAACGGCCAACTCTGTCAACCATTGTTTTTGCTGTGACGATCGCACTTGCTTGTTGGATCTCACCTTCTTGTAATCTTGCCATATCTTCTCCTGTTGTGACTGATTCTGTTTCAATTGACTCTTGCATATTAGCTTCAATCCACTGCATAACATCCCATAGATCATTTACCAATTGATTAGGACGAACTGGATCACTTTCACCGCGTGAAGCTAGTTTGGATTGTTGTCTAATGTCTGCTAAAATATCTATTGCGTCTTTAGCACTATTAATGTATGCTTCGTTAGTATTCATATCTTCATTTTTCTCTTTATTATGTTGTTTCCATGTTGTGGCATAGGCAATACCTTTTTCTTTCTTAGTCAGCTTGCCATCATCAGCGTAACCTTTCTTAATGTGTTTGACCATGCGTTCAGCTTTGGCTCCTGGAGGGGCTTTTTCTTCAATGCTTTCTGTGGCGGGTTCTCCGGTAACACTCACAGTCCATTTCTTTCCGGTAGCTTCTGATTTCTTACGAGCCCAATCTTGTAGTTGTCTAAAATGAGTTTGTTCAGCTGAGTCGTCAGCATACCGGCCACGACCTTTGAATACTTTCCATTGCTTGCCGTTGATTGAAATAGCAAAATTGTTTGGTGGTTCTGTGTTGCCTTCATCCCAATCTTCCGGATCTCTTACACGTTCCATTTCTATGCTTTCGTAGTCTTCATCACTACCAAAGCCTGCTGAAGCCAGTGCATAACCATCATCAGTTTCGCCACCTTCGTCATCTGATTCGCCTACTAGGTCTTTG